GGGCGATGGGTATTCCGGTGCAGGAGTACACACCGGTACGGGGAAACGATAAGATTAGCAGGCTTAATTCTGTCTTTGACCTGTTTGCCTCTGGACGGGTGTGGGCACCGAATACGGCATGGGCAGAAGAAGTTATTGACGAGGTTGCGAGTTTCCCCGCAGGTGAGCATGACGACTACGTGGACTCGGTATCACTGGCCCTGATGCGGTTTAGAAAGGGCGGGTACATCCGCACACTGCTCGATGAAGAAGACGAGCCAATATATTTTAAGCGGCGCATGGAGCCGTACTACTAAGGATCGAACATGGCTATCGAAAAAGCTCTGAATCAAGCCCCTCTCGGGTTAACCGACGAGGATATGGTCGAGCCAGAAGGCATGATGCCTGCTGTTGAGATTGAGATTGAAGACCCGGAAAGTGTGACTATTGGGGTGGATGGGCTGGAGATTCAGCTAATTCCTGCGCCAGAGACCGAAGAGGACTTCAACGCCAATCTTGCTGACTATATGGACGAGCAGGATCTGGAACAGATTTCCGGAGATTTGATTGGTGACTTTACGGATGACGTAGCCAGCCGTAAGGATTGGATTCAGGCGTATGTCGATGGCCTTGAGTTGCTTGGCCTGAAGATTGAGGAACGCTCCGAGCCGTGGGAGGGTGCATGTGGTGTGTATCACCCACTGCTGTCTGAGGCGCTGGTGAAGTTCCAGTCCGAGACCATGATGGCGACATTCCCCGCGCAGGGGCCGGTCAAGACTCAGATTGTGGGGCGTGAGACTCCAGAGAAGAAAGAGTCGGCCAAGCGGGTTCAGGACGACATGAACTACCAGTTGACCGATGTGATGAAGGAGTACCGCCCGGAGCATGAGCGGATGCTGTGGGGTCTGGGCCTGTCTGGTAATGCGTTCAAGAAAGTCTATTTTGACCCGCACCTTGACCGGCAGGTGAGTTTGTTTGTGCCTGCTGAAGATATTGTGGTGCCCTATGGCGCGTCGGATCTAGCCTCGGCAGAGCGTGTTACTCATGTGATGCGTAAGACTGAGAATGAGCTTCGCAGGCTTCAAGTGGCGGGGTTTTATCGGGACATCGACATTGGCGAGCCGATGAATACGCTCGATGAAGTCGAGAAGAAGATTGCCGAGAAGTTGGGCTTTAGGGCCACCACGGATGACCGCTACAAGATCCTTGAGATGCACGTGGACTTGGATTTGCCGGGATATGAGCATGAGGAGGACGGTAAACCCACGGGGATTGCGCTGCCTTATGTGGTGACTATTGAGAAGGGGTCAAACAAGGTTCTGGCTATCCGGCGTAACTGGGAGCCAGACGACAAGACGTATCAGCGTCGGCAGCACTTTGTCCATTATGGCTACGTGCCGGGGTTTGGGTTCTATTGCTTTGGTTTGATCCATTTGGTTGGGGCGTTTGCCAAGAGCGGCACATCGCTGATTCGTCAGTTGGTGGATGCGGGCACCCTGTCCAATCTGCCGGGTGGATTTAAAGCCCGTGGGCTGCGGATCAAAGGTGATGACACTCCGATTGCTCCGGGTGAATTCCGTGACGTTGATGTGCCTGCTGGGTCTATTAAAGACAACCTGATGGCGCTCCCGTACAAGGAGCCGAGCCAAACCCTTGCGGCGCTGCTTAATAAGATTGTTGAAGACGGTCGCCGTGTGGCAAACATGGCTGATCTTCAGGTTAGCGACATGTCCTCGCAGGCTCCGGTTGGCACTACGCTGGCGATTTTGGAGCGCACCCTCAAGACCATGAGCGCGGTGCAGGCGCGGATTCACTACTCGATGAAGCAAGAGTTGTGGCTTCTGAAAGAGATTATCGCTGCGTACACCCCGGAGGACTACAACTACGAGCCGGAAGAAGGCTCACGCCGCGCCAAGCGGTCGGACTACGACAATATTGATGTGATTCCGGTGTCTGATCCGAACGCCAGCACTATGGCGCAAAAGATCGTCCAGTATCAGGCGGTGTTTCAGTTGGCTCAAGCAGCGCCAAACCTGTACAACATGCCGATGCTTCATAGGCAGATGCTGGATGTGTTGGGTATTAACGACGCACATAAGCTGGTGCCGATTGAGGACGATCTGAAACCGACTGATCCGATCACAGAGAATCAGAATGTGCTGCGGATGAAGCCGCTTAAAGCGTTTGCGTTTCAGGATCACAGGGCGCATATCGCCGTTCATATGTCGGCCATGCAAGATCCGATGATCCAACAGTTGCTCAAAAACAATCCCGCAGCGCAGCAAATGATGGCGGCAATGATGTCGCACTTAAATGAGCATATCGGGTTCCAGTACCGCAACGACATTCAAGAACAGCTTGGCATGACGCTGCCCCCGCAGTTTGATGAGAGTGGGGAGGAAGTGCAGATGGACCCGGAAGTCGAAGCGCGGTTGGCTCCGATGCTGGCACAGGCGGCTCAGCGGCTGTTGATGAAGAACCAAGCGCAGATGGCGCAGCAGCAAGCGCAGCAGCAAGCCCAAGACCCGTTGGTGCAGATGCAGATGCAGGAGTTGCAGCTTAAAGCCCAAGAACAGCAGCGCAAGGCACAGAAAGACAGTGCGGATAACGCCCTGAAGGTAGCGCAGTTGCAGATCGAGCGTCAGCGTATTGCAGCGCAGCAAGAAACCGCCCAGATGCAGCAGCGCAACGATCTGATGAAAACTGCCGCTGAGATGTCAAACGCCCGTGACATGGAGATTGCCAAGACGGGGGTAGACGTTCTGAAGCATATGTCTGAGACCGTGCGTAAGCGGGAAGATCGGGAAGCACAAGAACGGGCACAGCTTCGCAGTTTGCGCCAGCCACCCGCCAAAAAGGGATAAACAATGGACGCCTTCGGGGTATTGATTGAGCAGCTTGACGAGAAAGTTACTCAGCTAAAGGACTACATGGCCGAGGGTAAGGCTGAGAGCTTTGAGGAATATAAGAAACTTTGCGGTGAGATTCGGGGTCTGCTCATTGCGAGGGGAAACGTACTAGACCTACGACGTAATCTGGAGGAATCAGATGACTGAAATCCTTATCGGTTCAAATCCCGATAAGCCCCAAGTGATTGGCACATTTAATCTTGAGGCTACAAGCGCCGAAAAAGCGAAGCAGCTTCCACGACCGTCTGGCTACAGAATCCTGTGCGCCATTCCGGAGGTGGAAAAGGAGTACGACAACGGCATCTTAAAGGCGGATACAACCGTCCAATTTGATGAGTTGCTCACTACCGTGCTGTTTGTCGTTGATCTTGGCCCTGACTGTTACAAGGACGCAAGCCGGTTCCCGTCTGGCCCTTGGTGTAAGCAGGGAGATTTTGTTCTGGTTCGCCCAAATGCAGGTACCCGCCTGCTGATTCATGGTCGAGAGTTTCGCCTTATTAATGATGACTCCGTGGAGGGTGTTGTTGACGACCCGCGCGGAATTAAACGTAAATAACAGGAGGACAAGATGCCTGAAATGGAACAGCAGGAATTTAAATTTCCGGATGAAACCGAGGCTGTAGAAGATACATCCAACGAAATTTCAATTGAAATTGAGGACGATACGCCGCCGGAAGACCGTGGCCGTGATCCCATGCCCAAACCTCTTGTTGAGGAGTTGGAGAAGGACGATCTCGACAAATACGATGCAGAAGTTAAAACCCGCCTTAAGCAGATGCGCAAAGTCTGGCATGACGAGCGCAGGGAAAAGGAAGCCGCCCAGCGGGAGCAGCAAGAGGCAATTAGTCTTGCACGGCGACTGTTGGAGGAAAACCAGCGGATTCGCGGGGTTTTGAGTTCTGGTGAGAAGGTATTTGCCGATACCGTCCAGAATGCCGCCTCTCTTGAATTGGAGATGGCAAAGAAAGCGTACCGGGAGGCGTATGAAAGCGGTGATACTGACCGAGTATTGGAAGCTACCCAAGCCCTACAGGACGCTAATTACAAGCTTAAACAGGCGGCAAATTTCCGCCCCTCTTTACATCAGGAAAGAAATGATGTACAAATTCCACAAACATCACAGATCCCTTCCGTACCCAAGCCTGATTCAAAAGCTTTGGCGTGGCAAGAACGCAATCCTTGGTTCGGGCAGGACGACGAGATGACAGCCGCCGCTTATGGCTTGCATGAGAAGCTAAAGAAGAGCGGAGTGGTGATTGGATCGGATGAATATTATTCAGCATTGGACAAAACAATGCGAAAGCGGTTTCCCGAGTCTTTTGAGGAAGAAGAGGAAATCGAACAACCTGTCCGCAAACAGGCGCAACCAAAAGCGGCGACTGTTGTGGCTCCGGCAACGCGCAGCACGGCCTCCAATAAGGTCCGACTACGGCAAAGCCAAGTCCAGTTGGCAAAGAAACTTGGACTGACGCCCGAGCAATATGCTCTGGCACAAATGAAATTGGAGGCCCAAAATGGCTGAAAACAGATTGCAACGTGAACTAGAAACCCGAGCAACGAGCGAACGTCCTAAGCAGTGGGCACCCGCCGAGTTACTCCCTGAGCCGGACAAGCAGGCTGGGTTTGCTTATCGTTGGATCCGCGTGTCGATGCTCAATCAACTGGACCCACGTAACCTTTCGAGCAAAATCCGTGAAGGTTGGGAGCCGGTTCGTATTGAGGAGCAGCCTAAATTTAAACTGCTAGTCGATCCCAATAGTCGGTATAAAGACAACATTGAGATTGGCGGGTTGTTGCTTTGCAAGACTCCGGAAGAGCTTGTCGGTCAGCGTTCTGAATATTACCGGAACCAGACCCAAGCCCAGACGGAAGCTGTGGACAACAATTTAATGCGCCAGAGTGACCCGAGGATGCCGCTGTTTAAAGAGCGTAAATCCACGCATAGCTTTGGATCTGGATCTTAAATATTTGGAGTTAAAACATGGCTTACCCCACTGTTTCGGCCCCATACGGATTCAAACCCA